CCGATCTCCTACAAGATCTTTTACAGTCTGAGTAATAACTCTATCCATAGGTACTTTTTTCTCGTACGACGGACTATATAATTGGTCTAAGCTCTCCTTGGTGGACGTTGAACCATCAATTTCAGGCGGTATCCCTTGCTTGACGTTTTCAAGCCAAAACTTTGTAGCTCGTTCTTCTACTAGGTCGATAAGCTCTTGGTCACGCTCGATGCGCTTATACTGAAAGTCAAAATTCCCGATAATAACTGCGATATAAGCATATTCATAGTCAAGGACGTTCAAATAGTGCTGTACTTGTAGCAAATAGCTTGCTGGCACGTTATCACCTTCCCACTGTGCTTTGTTATGTGCTCCAGTCGTTTTGCATTCCAGCAGGGCATTCTCGCCTATAATTTTGCGGTCAATATTTGCATGTAAAAATGGTTTATCATCCTTGAAATAGCTCTTATTATCCTTTTGGACCCTGATACCTGTTTCTTGGGTGAAGATACGTGCTACTAGGTCCTCAAGCTCATTACCTACTTGAATAGCTACCTTCTTGCTTATATCATCAGGTTCAAGTTGTCCTGTTTTCTCAAGCCACAGTTGATACGGACTCTTAAAATTGTTGAAACCTAGTACCGTACCAATATCGGACCCACCCAAGCCTTCAGACCTGAATAGGTGCCAATCTTCATCTGTCTTTGTAAGTCTGTATCCCATGTGCTATACTCTCCTTAGATATGTATTTTTTAGCGCCTACTCGCAATAGGTGCTTTTTTTATTTATAAACTTCAATTTTTGATTCAATATCCTGGTAATCATCTGGATTTTCTCTATAGATTTCTTCAGCTTCTTCTTTAGAATTCGCTGAAACTGTTGCATAACGTGTTTCGATGATGGTGAAGTCAATACTTCTGTCATCTGGATAAAACTGTTGGTTATCGAGATCATATATACCTCTCATATTTACGCCTCCTTATGAATAATTTTGAGCCTTGAGAATTATTGAAGTAGTATGTAAGTCTTTTAAAATATCGTCATAATATTCATTGGTTGCTTCGATATCTTCGAGTAGCCTTAAATCTTCAGTTCTATGGTATTCTTCCACTAAATTTTGAATCTCATTTTGACGCTGCTCTTTAATCCAATCAATTGTTTTTCTTTTCATATTTAGTCCTCCTCAATCCATATAAATAGGTCAGCAGTCTTAGCATATTGATAGGCTTTATAAGCATTTCCAACTAATGCCCAAAATAGTAGCGTTGTGATGAAACCGTTAATGTTAAATTCAATAGCTGATGCCCAACCAATTAAATATGCAACTGTCACGAATGACCAATATAAGAACTTCTTGCTTGCATAATTCATTATGATTCCCCCTTTATAGTTAAGAATTTATTGATAAAATATTGTTGCCCTTTGCCAGTAACCTTTGGCGTTTTGGTTGTTCTAATTGAACCGTCAGCATTATTAATGGTTCGTTCCTTAATTTCAAATAAGCCTAGATCCATAGAGTATTGAGTTGGCATATTGAAATCTGTGCCTTTACGTTTGATGAGGAAGCCATTCTCACGTAACCAAACAAACAACCTGTTTTGACCAATATCAACACCATTCTGTTTTAGTAGCTTGGATAACTCACCAACTAGAATGCTGGTATGACTGCTGGCCACTGCATCAGCAAAGATTACCTTTGGTTTATCCAACAATATTTGTTCTTGTAAGCTATCAATCTTCTTATCAGCAATCTGTAAAGCACGTTTCATAATCATTTCAGGACTATTCCAAGCTTTCTCAACTTTGATAAAGTACTGTCGTGCTTGTTTGCCTTTTTCGTTTCGCTGGATCATTGAAATTTCTTTTGCTGCGTCGATTGTTAAGACGTGGTCAATATACTCAGTTGAGTTCCCTTGAGCTGTTAGTCTTTTTTGACTAATAGCTTGGAAGTCTTGATTTTCAACAAAACCATATTCAGCCATTCTTTCAAACCACTTCGTGTACTGTGTTTTAATCTCTAAAAACTCATGCAATTCACGTCCACTAGCCGCAACTGAACCATCTTCTTGCTCAGTTAAATTAATTAACGATTGCTGGGTGTTTACTAAATCCATCTTTTCGCTCCTTAACTAGCAACTTATACGCTTTTTCTGTCCGCTCATTCAGCTTTACTATGTAACCTTCCACGCTCTGGCGTTTCGTTCCGTCAGCCATGATATGTATCACCATCTTTAGTACCTCCTTTACACTTGTTCAGAATTCTGAACAATGACTGTAAAAAAATATCTCCCAACTTCCTCTGCTTTTATATCTAATAAGAAACAAGCTTGAGGGATTTGTTTTTGACCAAAGCTAGTACCATTGTTCAATTTGGACGATAATGAAGATTTACTTAATCCCATTGCATCAGCAAATTTTTCAACTGTACCAAACTTCTCAACAATGCGTCCTCTTAATTTACTATAATCGAATTTCATAATTTTCCTCCTTCGGAATTATTGTCCAGTTTTCTGAACTTCCCTTATCTTAAACTAGAACTTATGTTCTTGTCAACAGTTTTTCTGAACTTTATTTCAAATATTTTTTTATGTGTTTAAAAATACTGAACTTTTCCCTGTACTTTTTGTTTAGAATACTGTACATTATATATATTAAAAGGAGGTCAATTATGGATAGCTTTAAAAGTAGATTAGCCCAAATAATTAATGAAAATGATTTAAGTAAAGCTGAAATAGCTAGAAGAATTGGCGCAAGTCGCTCAACATTGAGCGGTTGGTTAAATGGTGAGTATGAAGCTAATTCAGAAAATATTTATAAGCTAGCTAGGTTGTTCAATGTAACAGAAGCTTGGTTATTAGGTTTTGTTGATGAACGCCAAGAGGTTGAAATACAAGAAAATAACCAAGAAAGTTTCTTGCTGCCACTTTTAAATGTTTCCGCTGGCAAAGAGGAAAGCGATCAATCTCAGTCGCATGAAATGGTTGAATGCCCTAGCCACCTAAGTTATCTAAAAGATAATCTATTTGCAATTCGAGTTATTGGTGAAAGCATGAATAAGATCATCCCTAATGGCTCTACAATCATTTGTGCCAAAGTTGAAGAAAAGCCGAAAAGTGGCGAGATTGTTGTCTATAGAAATGGGAGCGACTATAATTTAAAACGATTTACAGAAACAGAAAATTTAATATTATTTGAGCCAGTTAGTTTTGATGGTAGCTTTGAAACTATCATATATAAGAAAACAGATGATATTGAAATCGAAATATTAGGTGTTGTAAAACATAGTTGCATGAGCTTTGAGTAATCAGGAGGAAAAATAATGTTTGAAGAAAAATTCGGGGCAATGTTAAAAAAGACTGTCAAAGTTGAAGATGGAGTTTTGTCATTGGGCAAAAAAGTTCAATTTGATATTGATGAAATTCAAGCAATTTATATCACTGAACCGACTTTTAGTACAAATGGAACTGTCTATATTAGTCAAGATGGGCAAATCAATAAAGATATACTTGAATTTCAAAAATGCTCATTTAATTACATTAAGAAGCAAGCTGATGCGCTTAGTGAGCTGGTAGAGATAATTGATGCGCCAGTATTAGAAGGTATTTCATCAGTAGATGTTAGCAAAGATGCTTTTAAAGAAATGAAAACCGAATCGGTTGCACGGAAGCAAGAAAAGAACGCTTTAAAATGCCCTAAATGTGGAAGTCACGAGATCCAATTTGTAGGCAATAAGCGCAAAGGTTTCTCAGTTGGTAAAGCGGTAGGTGGTGCTGTTCTTACTGGTGGTATTGGTACACTTGCAGGGTTTGCTGGTGGAAAAGGCAAGAAAAATGAATTTGTTTGTATGAATTGTGGAAAAACATTTATTAAAAAGGCATAAAAAAATAGCCCTACCCTTTAAACTTTGGCGAGCGCAAGGGTAAGGCGATATGAACAAAAAACACTTTAGTGGTGTGCTTTTTGCATACCCTATTTTAACATAAATAGGAGTTGAAATATACATGAGAACGGCGTTATATGTACGTGTAAGTACGCAAGAACAAGCTAATGAAGGTTATTCAGTAGGTGAGCAGGAAGAACGATTAAAAGCCTATTGTACAGCAAAGGGATGGACTGTTTACAAGGTATATACCGATGGCGGCTTTAGTGGTGCCAATACAGAACGGCCAGCGCTTAAGCAAATGCTAATAGATATAAAGAATAAGAAAGTAAATGCGGTAGTGGTCTACAAACTTGATAGACTTTCACGGTCTCAAAAGGATACACTGCTGCTAATTGAAGATGAGTTTTTAAAAAATAACGTGGAATTTGTTAGTATGAGTGAAAACTTTGACACGTCTACCCCGTTTGGCCGCGCAATGATTGGGATACTGTCCGTATTTGCTCAACTTGAACGTGAACAGATTCGTGAACGTATGCAGATGGGCTTAGATGCAAGAGCTAGAGAAGGCTTTTGGCATGGCGGTGGATATGATCCAATTGGCTATGACTATATAGATGGTTACTTGCAAATTAATGAATATGAAGCTATGCAAGTAAAAAAAGTACATGAGTTATTTCAAAAAGGCTTGCCGATTGCTAGAATTCAAAAGATGATGCGAGAAAAATATACAACGAAACATGGTAGTTGGGTAAATCACTCCACTGTAAGAAACGCTTTAACTCAACCAATCTACACAGGCAAGATTGAATGGAAAGGCGAGCTATACGAAGGTAAGCATGAGGCTATTATTGATGAAGATACATTTAATAAGTCGGTCAAACGCTACAATGAAATTAGTTGGAATAAAGGTGATGGCAAAAATAAAAAGCGCCCATTCCAAGCGAAACATGTACTGACGGGATTGGTTTACTGTAATCATTGCGGTGCTAGATATTTCGCCAAAGGTAATTATTCAGGGCGTGGCGAAAACCGTAAGTATAGACCTTATTATACTTGTTATAGTAGGGCTAAAAGTGCCAAGAACATGATCATAGACCCAAATTGTAAGAATAAATCT